GCACCAAATCCGGCCATTACCTGTTCAATTTTATCAACTACCGGGTCTATTTTCGATAGCCAGCTGATCAGTAAAACGATAATAATAATTAGTGCACCTATACCGGTAGCAGCTATTGCATTTCTGATTCCACCTAATGAAAGTTGAAAACCGCCGGAGCCTTCTCTCGCTTTATCAAACCCATCTTTCATTGATGATAAAGTAGATTTCATTCCCTGCAAATTATTCAGGATGCTTCCGAAGGTACCGCCAAAAATATTATTGTTTTTAGCGGCCTCTAAAATGGATTGAGTATAATTTCCAACATTGCGGCGGTTGTCACCAGTAGCCGCTTCCAGGCGTTTTAATTCTTCTGTCAATCTTGTTTTAGTGGCCGTCAATGCCTTTCCTTCCTCGGTGTTGTTCTGTTCTTCTTCCGTCAACTGTGCCCACTGAACAGATACAGCAGACAATAACTTACGCATCTGTTCTATGGTTAAATTCTGACCTTCACCAGCCTGTACATAATCAGAAATCAATTTTGTGTTTATTCTTACAACGTTTGATTGTGCCTTGATTTCAGCATCTAATTTAGTAAACTCATCGGTGCTTTCTTTTCCTGCTTTCTTCAATTCATTAAGTTCTGCTTTCATTTCAGCCAGTACTTTTTTAGATTGCGTAGTTGTTGTAATTAACTTTGAATAATCAATATCAAGGTCTAATATTTTATAAGTTTCTGCCATTGGTTAGTTTATTTTAATGAGTTCACAATCAGATAACTTTCCTGGTAGAAAATTATTTACTTTATTGAGATAGAAATAAGATTGGTATTGTTGTAGATAAATTATTTTGAACATATCCAGGAAATAAATGTCGATCGGTGTGAACCATATCTGTACTTTTTTCTTTAGAGGCCTTTGTATCATCAATATAAATTTGGGATAGTACAGATTCAATAGATTTTGCCAATGCAATGGTGTGAATTTCACATAAGGAATTGTCCAAGATGTGTAACTTTGTCCGTAGATATGCGTATCGCTATCATAAAATGTCAATTCAAAACCGTTGGAACGGTTTAGAATAACGGTTTTAAGCTTGTCATTTGACCGCAATAGGTATTTATCATCACTCTGCTTTTCAAACGAATGTATAGCAGCTATTTTTCCAGCAACTTGTAGGACTTGATAGTCTCCGCACGCTTCAATAATGCTATCAATTACTGTAATTTCATTATCTAAATTGTCAATGTTTGTAGAAAAAGATGCATCTGCGTAACCTTGACCGCTCAAGTCTTTATCGTAGTACTTGTACTTGAATAAGTTTGTAATACCATAGCTACCTACACGGTATGTTTCTGAGGTTTCTTTGTGATATTTAGCCGATAAATCAGACACACCAGCAAGGCCATTTAGTAAATCTTCAATTCGTATAAACTCATAACGACCGTCATTATTTAATTGATAAATTAAACCATATTGCTGCATGATAGCCTTTAAAAAATCAACTTGCAGAACTTTTGGTAAGTATAATGAAAAGTCAATATCATAACCATAAAGCGATGGAATACCTTCGTACTGCAATGTCATTTCGTGATCGACTTCATAGGCTTGTAGACTGAGTGGTGAACAACCGGAACGTGGAGACGTTACAGCCACATAAGCAATTCTATCACCCGCTTTTAAATCATACTCTTTTGTAAATACGATGTGGACGGTTTCCTGCGGACAACCAGCGGTAGAAAATACGGTACCCGGTAATTGTGTTACACCGTTAATTGCAATAAACAAAACCATTCCTAATGATGCCTGTACTTGGTAATTGTAATCAATGGAAAGAACATAACGACCGTCTTCCTTTACGATATAATTTCGGTCCAGTAACGGATCTTTCAGACTGTTAGGATCATCATTTACCAAAACTGAATACGGATATACACCAGGATTTATTTTGTCGCCTTTGGTTTTGAATCGAACACTATTCAATTCTTTATCTACATTGTCAACATCAGCTGGCACAAGTTCATTAAGGTAATTAGTATCCGTACTGAAGAAAGTTCCATGATATTCCAAACCTGCTTCATCGAATATCTTTTGCCATATCGTTTTTACGAATACATGTGGAACCTGGTAACGTATATCTATAACATCATTGCCCGGTTGCACAATTTTAAATTTACCGTCTAATGTTTCCGCTATTGGATATATATATCCATCTGTATTGCTCCAGCTATATATCCAGTTATCTGAATTAAATACGTGTAGCAAGTCGCTCCAGTCCAAATCGTTAATGTATTTTCCGTCTATCTTACTGAACAAATCGTAGTTGCCTGCATAAATAATATATTCGTATGTTTCTCGGTTTTTTGTTTCCTGTAGCAAAGCTATTCCGTAATTGGTAACAGGTATTCCGTTACTTACAATACGTGCAGATGCCCATTTATAAGGACGTGTTGAAGCATTACCTGGTACATTAAGCATCTCGGCTATTGCCATGTTGTTTGGAGTCTTGTAACAAACAAACCTGTTCGTATAATCCGCTTGACGTTTCTGAATTTCGGCAATGTCATTTATTTGCTTTGTTAAAGCAACGGTGTCTTCATCTTTCAAGTCCAGTTTTAAACCAGCAATATATACCTCTACTTTGTTCATATCATAGTGTTTGAGTAAAAATTTTAGGTAACTCTAATTCAAATCCAATAGAATAAAGATTAGTTTCTTTCTTAGCAGTGTATTTAAAATTGCTAATCGTTGGAAGCTTCAACCATACATCAACATTATCGTTTTCGTAAGCCAAAGAACCTTTCGTCTTCATGTACATGTACACACAAGGAGAGGTGGCAATGTCAATCAACTGCAACCAATACCAATATTCCAGACCATTTGTAACTAGTTGTATTTTTTCTTCCGCATCTTGGCCAATATTTATTTCATCAGCAGAAAAACTTAGACCACCAGAATTCTTATTTAATACACCTTTGGGTTTTACATTTATTAAATTTCTTGTGTTCTTATTGAATAGCCAATACGACCAACCACCAGATCCATTTAACCACTTAAGGTATACTCCACATTCATCTACAACATCTATTGTAAACGTGTATTGGCTATCTTTAGTGCCAAAGTCTTTTAACGATATAATATTTAATTGACCTTTGGTAAAGTTTGGTATTGATGAAAATACATCATGCATACTTTGTCCGTCAGATATAATTATTCTCTCAACGTATTTATCTAACTTATCAGTTGGCGATGTTGTGATATTTTTTATCAGGTAACTAAGTGTTATTCCATCATATTGGTTGACCCCAAAGTACATTTTATCATTACTATATTCAGCTATAACAGAAATATCTAAAGGATATCCTTTAAAAATCTTCAAGCGCTGCGAAAAGCTATTTTCTTTCTCGCCTGTTCGCATTAATGATAGTGCAGAAGTAGGTACTGTTGGTGGATCTATATTGAATATCCTTAAAGGCTCATATAAGAACATTGAAGTCTTATAAACATCTGTATGTTGTCGAACTGCTCTTGTAAAATAACCAGTGATATTGGTTTCATCTGTGGTTGTGTCCGCATATATTAATCGCAGTTTGATGTTAATTTTCTTAAAAAGGTTATCATCATACTTTACAATATCATCAACATTGTAGCTTATTGTATCATCAAAATAATTGAAGATTGTTTTGATTGGTTCGTAACAATCAAATTCTAATTCACCATTGATTGGTATAAGGTCAATAAATTTCAATGTACCATTAAACCATATTTCACCACGCGATACTGTTTTTACGGTGCTGGTTTTCCAACGAATAACGTTACTGTTATAAGCTGCGATAAACTTAGAAACGTAAGATGTTCCTAAGTATGTAATGTTTCGGTCTAAGCCTTTTAAAATTATTACTGCCATATTATGCTGCTTTAATTATATCTACGATATCTGAAGAAACCTGTAGAATGTTTACAAATCTTAATTTATCAATCAATTGCTGTATGCGTTCTTCTGTGATAACATTAGCAATCACACCACCAGCATTATATTTGCTTGGCACTTTTATTCCTTCACGGAATATTTTACGTTGTATCAAGAAAGCAAGAGTTGATTTAGGAATTGTGTATGTCAACTTCTTAGCATCAATCCAATCTTCAATTGCTTTTCTTGGAGGGTATGTGCCAGGATTCCTGCCAAATTGCATTTGATAAGCATAATTTGCTCCGTACATTATTGCACGTCTATCAGTAAAGAAATAATACAAACTCTTTTCGTAGTTTCCAGATGCACGAAGTCCTAATCGCTCATATTCTGCGATTAAGTCTAGGCGCAATTGCTCTAACCATTCTTTAACTACGTTGCTCTGTGCGTATGCCATTATATCAAATCTTCTTTTATTGTAAATGTGATGTAAAGTCCGTCCATGTTTTCGCTGAACAAATTGATCACTTCTTTTGATGTGAAGTTTGTAATCGTTATGCTTTCCATGCAAGTAAATGACATCGTTAATTGATTCACTACTTGTTGATCATATAGTGGTTTAATACTCGTTGTCCATTTTTCATTATAGTAATCTTCACCGTTTTCGCTTGGAGTTCCACCATCCATATCAGCCTTTATACACATGAATAAAGCAACGTCCCAGCTGTTGGCTATTACTCTATTGAACTCGTTAATTGTTGGCTTATTGTCAACCGGAAGAAGCCAGAGACAATATTTATCATTAACGGTTCCATCTTTAAGGTTTAGTGATGGTTTATCGCCATAAGCAAAGTCCATGTTTAACCTGTTAGTTGCGATGTTTTTTAATATATCAACTATCATTTCTTTTAGAATTTGATTTTATTTTAATAAGTGCTTTCTGGAATTTTGATTTTTCCAACTCAAGGTACATTTTTGTAAATACTCTGGAGTATGGTAGCTCTACAATTTCATTGTGCTTTAGTATATCGCCGCCTGCAAGCGCATCAATGGTTGATAGCCTGCCGAATTTTCTTAGTGAATCAATGCCAGCTTCTAACTCTTCCATCTCTGGATCATAGTGTAGTACTGTATTTTCTCGTTGAATCATTTTTATGTAACTATCATGTACATAGTTGAATGCTGTATAAAATTCAACTATTCCTAAAGGTTCTATTTCTTCAGTACCTATTTGAAAACAGATTGCCAGTATATCAATCTCGTTGGTTGGCTTTTGTGGAATTGTTTTAAACAAATTTTCAATAGTAATAATATTCTTAAATGGTTGTTCCGTAAGTTCTACCATTGATTTTTCCAACAATGCATTCTTTCCAATTAGTACTTTAATTGTAGCAGCATAGTATTCATAATCTATGTTATGCTTTACTGTTAGGAATGATAATATTGGATAATTAAATATTTCCACTGTATTTTATTTTTGAATTTTGATATTTACTTTTGTTTGTTAAATAGTGCACACCGTAACGTTTAGCATCCATGATATGATTATCCTTATCTACTGGTTCATCTATGTATTTACCTTCCTTTTTGTCATATACTCGCACATAGTTTTTAATCTCATTTTTCATATTTACTGAGCGTACCGTTAGATTTAATTTATATTTTTTCACCGATTCAATACCTGTTATTACACTACCTTTTCCTTTCTCTACAGCATATGCATTGTAACCTAATTGCTTCAACTCTTTAATTGATTCTGGTCGTGCATTGTCGCAGATGATTGGTATACTCTTATCAATTTTTATCAACTTATCCATCTCTGCAACTGTTCTAAAACTTTCATAAAAAATTTCGTCAGCATATAGGTTGTTATTCCATGTTCGAAGTTCTACCAAAGCCATTGGATCAGTGTAACCAAAGTCAAGTCCATACACTCTATTGTCATATATAATTGGCAATTCCAATATCAAATCATAATTTGGATAGATTAATCCTTCTAACTTTCCTGTTTTACCTAATCCGTAAATCTTATATTTTCTTTGATTGGTGATTTTCCATTGTAGAATGTCATCTTTAATAGATTCTGGAATGAATGGATTATGATTAAAATTTGAGTAAAATGTTATGCAACGCTTATCTGGTTTTATGTGCTCATGATACCAAAACTCGCTGTCTGGATTCCAATCGAAAAATATTTGACATCTAGTCCTTTGAATTAATTGTTCTGCTATTGTATATGGCAAACCATTAGCTTCATTAATAAATAGATAGTCACGTTTACCATTTTTTGCATCTTGAAAATCAGAAAAGCTGGTAAATTCTATCATGCTTCCGTTCGGTAAATTGTATATACGGTCAGATTTATTAAAGTCTTTAAATTTACTTCTGAAAGTCGAATGCATATCTTGTAAAACAATATTCTGAAAGTCACGCAACGAACCTTTCTTTAAATTAGGTATATCTTGACCAACAATTGTAATGATACATTTTTCACTAAGTGCAATATGACAAAGAACTTGTAAGATGCTTATTGTTTTACTTGAAGACGTTCCACCTTGATTACCTACGAAACGCTGCTTGGCTTCAATATTCCAATAAAATACATCTGTATAACTTTTAAATAATTCAACCACATTCTTATTCTTCTATTATTTCTGATTCATCAGTTACTGGCACATGCTTCGCTTTTCCATTAACAACAATTACTGCGCTTTTCAATTCTTTACCATCTTTACCTGTAATTTCTGTTTTGGCTGTAGCATAGCTTCCATCCATCTTATTTAGCTCTGATATAGCGTTCTTTCTATCCATCCAATCTGGAATAACATCAATAAATTCAATTGATTTATCAACAACTATAGCTTTTTTTAAAGGTATCTTACCAATTGCTATTTGTGATAAGATTTCCATTCTTTGATGTTTATCAATAATAGCACATTTGTATGCTTCTTTTTCTGCCTCTATGCTAATGTCGTCTTTTTCCTTTTGGAGCTTAATTTGATGCTCTGTAAACTGTTCATTAGCTATTTTCCAAGCCCTGTCAAATGTTCTTTCACTGACTTGCCATTTTTTGACAAATTTTGCCATAACTTTCTTTCTTTCGACAATTCCAATATTTAAATTGTCGGTAATGAATGATATGTAAGATTCTGACTTTGCCATTTCTGCACCAAATTTAATAAAAACACACACATTAAGTTAATTTTATTAACGCTAAGTTTCTTTTATGTCGATTCCAACTAGTAATTTATATCATCATTCCAGCATATTATTTGACCAGAAAAGGATTTGTTCTTTTTAAATTTTGGTGACAATGTGAACCAATCAATAAAATCTAGTTTTTGTAATCCATCATTTTGTGCGATTGTTGCAATATTATCAGTATATTCTTTACAAAAAATATCATAATCACTTTCTATAAAAATTCTATCTTCTGATATTTCAAAATACCAAATCTTTTTAATTTCAATATCTGGAGCAATAATTATCTGTTTACTGTGATATGGCTTATCACTCCATATTCGTGGACTAAATATGTCGCCAACTTTCCAACGGTGACCTGCACGTATTGTATGGTGTTTAGGAAAAATTAAAGGTGTTTTATATTTACGAGCACCAAAATATATAATATATCGAAGTTTATAATAAGTATCTTTGTCATATGGTAAATCAATGCTCAATGATGGGTAAATAGAATCTTTATCTATAAATTCGACACCTAATGATTTCCATACCTTTTCTACAAAGTGTGTTGGTTGTCCTTTCTTTGGGTGATAACTTGGAAACGTTCTGCTAAATGTTATTACTTTACTCATATTATTAATTTTCTAAAATTTCAATTTTGTAAATATTTTTCATCCACTTCTTTTTACGCTTATAATCTCGTGTTCTGAAGCCTTTGGTATCTTCAACGATGTAATTTTCTTTGTCGTCAATATATGTGAAGTCAGCAATGTACTTTTCTATAACCTTTCCATTAACGATTAATTCAAAAGGCACTTGCAATTTCAATTCTGTGATATGGTTATATTTAACCAGCAGTTGTAATTCTTTGTACCTATTGCACTCTTTTATTGAATGAAACTTGATACCATCATATTCAACTATTTTAGAATTGTATTTGCTTTTCTTGCATGGTTTGGCAACTACAATCTGTTCTTGAATGTGCTTAGGTAGTTTTGATATGTCTGATATTTTGAATCGCATCAAAAAGGGCAGTATTTTTTATTTTCGTTAATTTTTTCTTGTTCTATTAATTTTGGCAAGTCACGCTCAATTTTTTCTCGAAAAGCAGTACGCATAAATGTTGTTGGCTTAATTCTTAGCTTTTTCAATTGTTCTAACAGAGCTAAATCATCATCGCTCAAACGTATTCTATATGAGTTACTTAGCTTCATTTGTGCGTACATTTTGTTCGAATATATCGGAGTTATACGCAATTTGTTTTAATTTCTTTTTGCCCTCGCTCTAATGATTAAATTGATTAATTACGGCTTCTTGAATATGTAAATATTCTGATGAACTTTAGCAAGTTTACCGTTCTTAAATCCACGTTCCAAAGTCATTGCCTTTGTTCCTACTGGCTCAATCAATATTAGTTCATTATATAACTTCATCCCTGCTTTGATAAATGCCTGTTTGGTTATACCAGTAAAGTCTTTTTGATAACCCTTATTATCCCTTAAATCCCGAACAACAAATACAGCATACCCACCACGTTTAATAAGTTTACAACTCTTATCAATTATTGAATTGTATTTAGCAATAAATGCTTCATCATTCATATTACTTAAATCTTCGGGTAAATCGCTGTAAACCTCCAAGTTCATATAAGGCGGACAACTGAACAATAAATCAAATTCTATTTGCCAATTCGCATCTAATACTCGTTCACTATCTCCGCAATACCATTGTGTTTGATTATTTACTTCAAGTATATTCAATGCTTGTTCTCGGTTTGAATTACATTGTTCCTCTCTTAATTCAATTCCAGTATATTTATATCCTAAATAGTTTGATACGATTCCACGAACAGAACCTCCAGCGAATGGGTCAAGTATTAACCCACCATCAGGGCAGAACCATTTATATATTATTTCGCAAAGCACAGGGTCAAATATTGAAACAGTATTACCAACTCCTACACTATCATAATTTGGAAATGATTTACTTAAATAATCGTATTCCTTTATATCGTGTCCTTTGATTTGTTCTGTAGCCTCAATTCTACCAAGTTCTGATTTAATACCGAGCTTCATCCATTTTCGTTTAAGTTGTTGCCACTTTGGGTCACGCTTACTTAATACGGTTGTAGGGCATAGAAGATATTTATCTGCTAAACTCAACTCTTCTTTTATTTCATTTCCAAATAAATCCATAATGATTAAATGATTTTTGCCAACGCACAAGAAATTAAAACAAACAGCGTATAACAGCAGATTGCCAAAAGTGGCGGCGTATCGGTTAATTGAACTATTGTGCTTCGTATTATCATTTGTGCTATGTTGAATATTATTACTTCGTATTCGCCACCTTCGGCAATCTGCAAAACGTTAGCCGCAATACGCAGACACCCTGCTAACGGCAATTTCAAAATACTTTTCATCTTTCTCTATTCCTATAAAGTGCCTACCTGTTTTCTTACAAGCTACACCTGTTGTTCCTGAACCCATACAATTATCCAAAACCGTTTCGCCTTCGTTGGTATAAGTTTTTATAAGGTATTCCATAAGTGGAACAGGTTTTTGTGTGCTGTGCAAACCTCTTTCAACATTAAAAAACTGAACAGATTGCGGAAATCTTTTATCGTCATACTTTTTTATAGTTCTTTCTCTTTTACCGTAAACACTTTCGTCTTTTGCACCACCACCTTTAACAGGCGAACTTCTTACCCTGTCTAAACCGCTTTGCATCCTATCCTCTTTTA